ATGGTATCGCCATGAACAGCATGTTTAGAGATATAGTCAATCTTGTCTTGATGAATTTTATTCAGTCTACCTTGTAATTGATTCGTTGCTTCGATTTCAGGGGTGCCTTGTTCGCCAATAAAACTATAGTGGTCCCCCATATTAACCGTATTAGACGTGCCATTAACAAAGTTCTCAGAATTTCCGCGAACGGTAGTATAACTATTACCACCTATTTTACGAGTTTCGTTTCCTGGGTTGTTATGATATTGGCCGTCAGAAGTAAAGGATATTCTATTTCCGTTTTTGTCATACATTGATGTATGACCCCAATCACTAGCAATCTTAGAAAACTTTTGTTTGACCAATTGCATTACCATACGCAATCCCCCTTGCTTAGAATCTATGGTATTATTTTGGGCTATCTGAGTATCCGTGTCTTCATTTAGGTTAGATGGACTATTAATTTCCTGAATATTTTGATAGGATACTGGATCTGGTTGCTGAGCAAAATAAACCGGCTGCTGGGCGTCGCCGCCATGAAAAAATACCCAAACTTTGGCACCTGGTTTAGGCACAGATACCATTCCAGTGCCTCCCGAGAACATAGGTGCCGATAACATACTACCAGCAGACGGATTAATATTGCGAACTAGTTTAGGGTCTTCTGAAGATGTTTGCACCCCCGAAAGTGGTGGTAGTTCTGAGAGTGTGGTTTCTGTTCCTAGTTTGGGTAGGGGGGCTGATACCTGCCCTGTGCTGGTGGTTTGTCCGATGTCAGCTACAGATACAGCCTGAGAACTGCCACCTAATGTAGATGGGGAACTTACAACATTAACATCCAAGGATTGGCCTAATTTTACCCTAATGGATGGCGGATAATTTCCAGACCATATTTGGCGAAAAACCTCTCCATCAGATGTATTAAGTTTACCACTTAATCCCACACCGCGAGCCACACTACCTTTCCATATGCTTTTCGAATTCGCAGCAGCCTCAAATCTGCCCGCCAATATATTATTTAAAAACTCTTTATACGGACCGTTTTGTCCTGACTTTAAAATATATTCATAAACAGCCTTTGTCTGCATATGAATATCATATTTGCCCCCAGAACCACCGCCATTTAATGCTTGAGCTAATTGGGGATCCATCCCATAATCAATAGCACGTTGAACATCCGCTCCGTTAGTCTGATAATAACCATAATCCCCGAACAAGGACCTAGCTTCTGCTAATGTCATGGGGTTTATTCTTTTATTATTACGTGGATCAATACCTCGCATCGCAGATGCGACGTTATCATTATTGGTTTTACTATTGCCGGTTGCTGAATTATATACTTCAGAATAGGCCTCTTTACTCGAAAATCCGGTTTCCTCATAACCAATACTAATAACAAACCGCAACAAGTTTTCTTGGGGTGAATTTTTGGATTGATTATTAAGAGGTTCTGTGTTTCTAGTATTAGACGCCAATGCAGACTGGGGATCAGTATTAACTACTTTGCTGGCTGGATTATAAACTGCAGATGTTCCACCGCCCCAAATAGGCATAGCGCCTTCTGCCCACGGTAATATCCTTTTAAGACGCTCTAAGATGACATCAGGCAAGCCACCCTGTTCTTCCCCCATACCCTTAATTATAGGGTCTTTAATCTTTTCGTTATCTTGGGAGTATACCTCATTCCAACCCTGAAACAAAGTAGTGGAGATATGTGGAATAAATACTTGCACTCTGCCTCTGTTTTCGGGATCATTGTCATTAATAACAAGTCCTAAATGATTTCCGTAATATTTTTCAGTCATAAATTAAACAATAGATCAGACTTCGTAATTACTAGTAGATACTACACCTTCTAGCTTTTCTCCATAAGCATTAGTTGACACTGGATCCCCGGTGCCTGATTGGTAGTATTCGCCTGGGTCACTCTGCTTTACAACCATGGACATTTCTCTTAATAAATCTGCATTAGCCACCATATTATAGGCGCCCACATAAGATGCATTATTAGCATAGTTAAGTTTTACTTGACCTATAAATTTACCCTGCAAATTTTGCATAACATAATTAGACGCCATATTCCTTATGGAATTACCCAAGAATGCTTTAGGATTAGATACAAATTGCTGAGTTAATTCTAATATATTTCGCACATCAACAGGCAATAAGGACCATAAATCAGGAACCGCCAGCACAGAGGCGTATTTGCCAATATGCTGATTCAACATTCCCTGTATATTGGTAATGGAAAGGATTTGTGAAAATGTTGAAGTATAAGAAGCAATGTCTTTAACGAAGAATTGTAATACCTGTAAGAACAGACACATTAAATCTGGTGGAATGATTTGTTCTATAAGATTATTGATATACTGTTGAAGCCTACTCATTAATCCATTAATATATGCTATAAAAAGTCTCACTGCTTCTATAGCGCCCCTGTAGATATCCATTAACAAGTTCTCTAATGCACCGCATAAAGCATTTACATCACTTAACAACAGCGCAATTTTTTCTACGCTTCCGAAGGAGGTCTTCGGAGCAGCCAAATAAGCATCCGTTTTAATTTTCTTGAGATATTTGTTAACATCTTCAAAGTAATTGTGTTTTACTTTCTGCAAGGCATTGCGTATAAGTGGTGGAATATGTTCCATTTCCCCGGACATCGGATTAGCTGCCTGGTTTTGCGGAGTCAATCCAGAGGAACCACCAACCCCATCACCAGCCTGCTTAAAAAATCCATTTTTTCCTGCGGGCGTCTCAATTTGCAGATTTTGAAGGCCTGGACTGGTGGATGGTAACAAATGGATCTTTTTAATAAATTCCTGATCTATTAAAACATCAGAACACTTTTTAAACCCATCTGGCAAAACAATATGAATATTGGTTCCTAATGATTGTGCACCATAAACCAAAACATATAAGGCAGCAGTATAATAACTAAAAACTCGTTCCCCCATTTGTTGTCTCAATAAAGTCAATTCGTTATTGGTTAAATTAGATTGGTTTTCTAATTCTAACATGTTAACAGTAACTGTAGAAATTTGTTGAGAATTATTTGTCATGATTTAAAATTAGTAGACTTAAACTATTTATGGAACGAACTCTTGATATCCCGAGAACTATTGGCATTTGCGGCGCAGCCGGCTGTGGTAAGGACACTCTTTGCAATGCATTAATAACGATTATCGGCAGCCAACTAGCCAAAAGATTCTCTATTGCGGGGGATAAAATCCGAGAAGATTTAAGACCTTTAATACACCAATCTATGTTCTGGGATATCACCGAACTAGACAGACATCAAAAGGAAACCGTAAGACCTTTAATGGTAGAATATGGACGAATGATGCGTAATACTACTTTAGGACGATATTTTATAACCCACCTTGAAAATAACCCCACATTTCAAGATACTTCTATTCGCATTATACCGGATATCCGCTATGATGAATTCCAATATGACGAAAGACATTGGTTAAAGGAAGAACAAAAGGGATTTTTGATCTATGTGGATAGAAAGAATACCCCTCCAGCCAACAAATACGAAGAAAAAAACCTGCAAAACTTACGGTTATGGGCTGACCATGTAGTTTACTGGGATACTCTGGAAAATATCGAACAAGATGCTTTACTGGTGGCTAACCAGATTATTAATAACCACTTTACCACAAACCGTTCGGACACCGCTCTGCCTGCAAGGTAACTTTAACCTTTAAATAACAGCCGCATATAGAGCACCGACTTTTATCAGCAATATATAACGGACATGCTTTACAAATAGACAAACGCCTGATGGTTTCTTCAGATTCGCACCGCAGATTTCCACCAGCCATTACTTGTTTGATATTATTAATCACAGACTGCCCCACATTTTTAATTTGAGTGGATACTGGGGGTAATGACGGACCTGTATTTTGATTTTCTAGTATTCTAGATTTAAGGTAGTCTCGATTCATATTAGAACTTAGGATCTGTTTCTGGCCAAAGCTTGATAAAGTTGTCTATTTTGGTGGCAATTACATCATTGAGGTATGCATTTTGACTTGGGTTAATATAATGAACAACTTTCACCACCATCCACTGACCTAAAAACTTATCATCAAACGGGTGATTGGCATTACTAGCGGTAGCCGCAACCCTGTCCACAAATAAAAACCTACCAGGATGTCTTATAGTCAATCCATTGGCTTGAAAATATAGAGAATTACTCAAAATTACCGAATCCAATATCATTTGATTTACTGGTAGGTTTGCATTATAGTAATTAAGTGGTAAAAATTCATTAGTAGTTGATCGCCCAGTTCCTTTGGTTTGATTAAAGTGTTGAGATAGTTGGCCTCTCTTTTGTTGAAAGCTATAGAGTCCGTCCTTGCTGCAATTATACAATCCAGTCATTGCCTTATTGGCGGTATTATTCTTGATCTTAATTGTAAAGGCCCCAGAGGCAAAATCATAAGAATGCAGTGGTCTATTAGTTAATCTATGACTATCCGTAGATACCATTGGAACATATTGATAAGAGGATATTATCGATGCCCCGCCAGACATAAAATTTTGAATATTATTAGCAGCACTGGTGTTAAAAGAATCTACAGGGGCTCTTGATTTATAGATGGATATTTGGTCCATACCATCAGCCAATAGGATTCGTTCTACTTGAGACTGCTGTGCATCTGCAAAATATTTGGATAACGGCATCAACGACCATTTCTTAGTATCACTAGAACGACCATACTCTAAAAGGACAGGTCCTCCACTAGCAGATTCCAAATGAGGCGTTAGATAATTGATATCATCCAAAATATTTGAGTTGGCTGGAGAAGTGTAAAATACGCGATTAGAATCTATAGGACCTGCGTCCCAACTGTTTGAATCTGTAGTCCCCGCATCCAATGGAATATTTGGTTTATCTATGGTTGACGATGAATCATAGCCAATATTAACTTTGGTGGTTTGAAAAGCTGCTGCTGTTTGTAGTAAATTGCTCAGTGCTAAATTAGCAGGCATGATTCTATTCACATCTTGGGCACTCGCACCACCCTTTGAGGTGCTGAATTCCACATTATTTTCCAGACAATACTGATATATTTCAGAGTGGAAATATAGTTTTTTTCGTTTTTTGATATTATCCGATGGAAGATCTTCCATATCATATATTACGAAATCATAATTCATCTCCCAAGAACTTTTAGGAAAGTCTCCCTTCTCTTTATCGGATTGGATCGGACAAAATAAAATACTCAGACGATTCCGCCCATCCGTTCTAAATACATAGGGAGCCTTTGCTCCTGCTAGATTCCCTTGAATACCAGCAGCGGCGACACCGGCAGCAAATGGATTAGTAGCCATTAGAGTCACATTTAAAGCAACGCCAGCCATTTGCTGAATATTTAATTCATATAGATTCCCTCGCTCAAATATTTCTAAATCATTATTCAGAACCATCCATCCACTCACTTTCCAATCTTGGAAGAGTTCTTCTATACAGATAGAATCTATAAAAAAGGGAGAAACTAAAACTGGTTTATAGTCATCTAATTGATTCCACAGCCAAACCGTTAATTGATAGGTTTGACCCCCGATAATAACATTAAAATCCGTATTTGAAGAAGCACTCATTAGCAATGATCGATATCAGACAGTAGTTTGGCATTGAATTGATTAAAATCAAACATCGCCTGGCACGTAATTTCATTAGCATCTTGGTGGGAATATGAAATCTCACTCAAACTAACGATGCGAGCCCCATAATAAACAAAGGACATAATATTACGATTATATTCTTCTGCTGCAAAAGTGGTAAACGTAGTCAGATAATCCGTAACGGGATGGACTGGTTTACTGCCATTTAATACCACAGAAGTTATTTCTGAAGTAGATTTTAAACTTTGATTAAACAAATCCAACCAGCGCCACAAGATCCACCAATTTTTATAACCATTATCCACCTTAAAACTCAGTCTTAATGGCCTATAAGCCGGCCTAGAATGGGAGGACACCTTCAATGTTTGTCCGCCGAAGGGGGTATCAATAGAAGGAACCTCAATACTGGGCGTTGGGGAACCAAAACAAGTAAATTGAATGGTATTGGCATTCGGTAATGTTTCTAAAATCGGATCAGCCGTTCGTTTTAGGGCTAGGGGCAGATCTAATACCAATGTAAATTTATCTAGCCTGGCTCTATTTAATACACTTTGATGCATAATGTTACTTAGAAGGACGGTTCAGAAGATCATCGCAGGAAAGTGATTAATGACCTCTGAAGTATCATCCAATAATCCCACGTCTTTAATTTCTGGAACCTCTTCTTTGAATGCTCCGTCCTGATGTAGCCACATAAACAATTGCTGTTCGTCTGATAGATGAGCAGTTTCTTGACTGCCTACATAACAAGAGGATACATTTGTCCTGGCATTTCCTTTGGGTCCTACAGATATTTTACCTTGTAGCAACGGACTATTCTTAATAGATTCATTACTATATAAGTGTTTTATTTTTAATGGCCTACCCTGAGCATCTGCTTCTTCGATTAAGAAGTGTTTAACTGCTAAACTAGGATCCAATATAAAGAGGCCCCAAACTGTGGCTAATACTCTATCATCTAAATCATCTGTTTTCCGTTTACCAAAGGTATAATTTGGCAACTTAACTACATTATACATTTCGAGTAAAGTATCTAAATCATAAAACCTTACAGCCTTTAAACTATTGGTCCAATAACGAAAATTGGCAATACCCTTATATTTGGTATTAGAGTGACTATGAATACCATATCGTCCAGCATTATTATAATGTTTACTCATACCATCCAACTGATAGGTGACTAAATTTTCATAGTTGTGCGTATGAATTAGCACATCAATAACTTGTTTGCCGTCATTATTATTCTCAATCAGACAAGGAGGACGACCCCAATCATTCATAATCCCCATTACCTTAGTTCCAAAGTGGTAGGGGCTAACGTTATTATTCGCATAAACAGCCACCTGAATAATAGCCGTTGGATCTGTAACATCATATACTTGAGCAACGGAATTAGTCCGCCCAATACCTTCTCCCACGTCTACTCCCACGACATAGAGATGACCTTCCTGAGGCAGTTCATAGACGCGATAAGAACCATTGTCATCTACTAATAAAGGATCTTTACACTGAGCTTTTAGTTCCTCAAGATAGGAATCGTCTACTACAGAGGAGCCCTCATGGAACTCGAGTTCAAATTCTTGCCTCCAGTCAGCCTCCGAACCCAAAGTAGCCATCGTGCTGGCCTTCCATTTAGCGTCTCTGCCTGGTATTTCATCCCACTTAATAGTTTCTGAGTGCCATTCAGAATCTGGTTTTTGAGATTCCATGATCAGTTCATAAAATTTATTATCCTTTCCATTCGGTGTGCTGATAACAAACAACTGGGCGGTCTTAGATGATGAAATAACTGGAATAGCGCTTTTCCAGAGTTCCTTCATGATTTCCTTAGAGATGTGGGCCGCTTCGTCGATGATTACCACATTGCTCGAAGAACCACGAGGACCAGCTGAAGAGGTGGAACTCACTTGGATTTTCGAACCATTGCTTAAAATCATTCCGTTCTTGGTCCAATTCTTAACACCAGGCTTTAAATACACTGGTAATTGTTCATAGGCCATCTGAATTCGGCTGAATAATTCTGTTGCGGTTGATTCTTTATTAGCAATAACTGTAATACTCTTGTCCGCTTGGAAACAAACAAACCACAAAGCATAAATGGAAACCATCGTGCTCTTACCTACCTGACGAGATGCTAATACTAAGTTAAACCGATTGGCCTTAAATGCTTTTAGGACCCTTTTCTGACACTTATAAAGACTAATTTTTTGTTTACCTTCATCCAATGAGCGAATGAAAAAGTGATTCTCTGCGAAGTGTAGTAGACTTTTAGTGCAAAGTTTGAGCTCATCCACCATGGCCGGCGTCCATTTAATGACAGCCTCCTTGCGCATTATGTTCTCATTACCCTGGAATAATTTCCCGGAAACGAGGTAATCCTGGGTGTCCTCTGGCAACAAATCTAAGTCCTCTTCTGGTTCTTCGTTTGGCATTTTAATTTAAGTATCCTAAGTATTTAGGAGATGGCTAAGAAGAAACCCACTAAAGCAGTAGCACCCATAGAATTTATAGAATGGGGGGCCATCACTTACGAGAGTCATTGGGCTCCAAATAAAGGCTTGGGTCCAACCGATGGAATTTATGGGGTAGACAAAATCTGGCCAATCTATTGTTTAGATATTGCTAATCCTTTATGTTTGTATCACCGGTTTCAAGAGCAATTAATGAGGGTCCAGAAAAAAACGGATAAAATAGACACTAGAGACATGGCTATGTTTCTCCATCAAAACCCGCATATTTATATGGAATTATTGGTATTTGAAGACCTACTAAAGGAGTCTATGTATTTCAAACTTCGTGGAAAAATATATTGTTATTGTGTAGAAACAATGAAGCCACTAATTACAGAATTCGGACAAAAAATCGGCGTTCGATTTCTATTTGATCCCTTTAAGGTTTTAGGATTGCCTTATAACATAGAAGGTTAGATATTCACTTGCTGCTGTAGTGCAGTTATCACAGCAGAAACATACTGTGGCTTTAATATCTTCAAGACGGTTCCTGGTAGTGGAAAATTGCCGGGTTCTATAATTTGATTATATGCACAAATCAACCACCAAAGCTCAATGGTCTTATAGTGTTTATACGCAATATAAACCCAGGTTTCGTTGATGCCTACTGTATAGGAATCGTGTATATCATCTGAATTGGGTGGGATGATACTAATAGATTGTAGCAAGTTATAAAAATACTGTCCGTCTACATCTTGATAGACATTTAGAAAATTTTCATAACGAAAATCTGATAAAACCGGAACAGAATCTAAGTCGGATTGTTTCATGGTTTTGGTTTAAAAATTGAATTAACAATGGTATTAAGTGGGGTTATTTTCGCCTCCTTAAGAGGCATAATTACATTAACACTTCCCACGTTGCCGTTGGCTTCTGCTAATAGTTGAGTGCTGGCTGGTAATAAATCATTTAATGTAAATGTAACCTTATATGCTTCGGGAATTATTATGGACTCAGATATATGACCAAATTCTGAAGCAGGCAGCAGTCTAGTTGTGCCTATATTAGTAATATTTAAATTGCTAATATAGGCCGCTGCCATATAAATTCCGCCGACGCCCGTTCTTACTTCATAAATTTTAGGTGGAATATGGGTAACCAAACTCGTCCTGGTCATGGTATTTTGGAATGTTAGCAGCAAAACAAAATTATAGTTTTCAAAGGCGCTTTTGTGGTCTAATGTATTATAGAGGGGGAACGAAACGCTAATAGATTTCTTATCTGACGCCTCAAAATAAGAAACAGTATCCAACCCATTAACACCAGCAACGGAACCTTTAGCAAAATCCCCAGCAAGCTTACCAATATAGGAGCCAACCTTAGAAGCGCTAGACGGCTCCTGGCCTGGCTTGGGAGGTTTTGATCCCATTAAGCTGGATATCATGCCCCCTGCTCCAGAAAATGGATTAGTATCATGCCCATCCGACCACTTATTATTGGACGACATTAACGAGGATCCCTGATTTAACAGCCACGGTAATTTGTAAACAAAATTAGTAGGATCCGCCACATATAGTTTTTTGTAAATGTCTTTGAAGCCGTGGGATTCCTTTCCGAAAAGGTCGGTATATAATGTATTTAAATTAGATAACATTCCGGATAATTTTATCTCAAATTCGGTTAACATTATATACGGAATTTCTAACTCGGCGGGATCTGGACCGGTTTGGGACCGCCATGGCAATTTAGAATAGACATCCACAATGCCAGCCCCTCGAGGCTCGAGTTTTAACTGACCTCCCATAGTGGTTTTCCCTGCTGTGAAAAACGGAGAATTCTTAAAAACCTCATTGAACCCCGATGCTGTAGAAGTATTGGCCATATTAAGAGGTATAACGAGTAGATGAAGAAGAGTCTCTCCAATAATTAGCACGGAAATCTGCAATAGGATCTCGCCCGCTTTGCATTGGCCCTGAATTACCCGAAGATGAATTGTCTGTGGAACTGATGTTATTAACTATATTGTTGCCAGAACCAGTTGTATTGTCATTAATAGAAGTTAGAATATCATACATTCTACCAAACATGGGAGATAACACTTTGCTGAACTGTTTCGACATATCTTCGAAGTCCATTTTGCCAAAGACCCTATCAGATTCTATATCATCTAGTTGTGGAGGGACTACCTTATAACCGTTTATGTTTATTTGAGCTTGTGGATTAACAGAATGATCTTCAGGAAGTCGATCTTCTCCGCTTCCGCCCTGAATCGGAGGTTCGATGGGATTTATTCTATAGGTACGAGAGCGATCCGATGGAAATTCTTCTCTTGTTCCAGGAACCACACCCGGGTTCGGATTGCTAACTGGGGGTGTAGGTTTAGAAGCGTTTAGTTCATTCCGCGCAGCCATTAAAATTTCTTTCCGCTCATCCCACGCGATAGCATCTTCTGTGTGACGTTTATGTTCATTCACACTAGTCCATTTATCCATGTCTTCATGAGCCTGTTGTGCAAGACGTCCAAAAAGGGCAATTTCTTCGTCTAAACTATTAAGGATTTTTTCTTTGGATTTTTCTATGGTAATAATTTTACCATCAGCGGTGGGCAACTCAGTTGGTTTTTTTATAGCTTCGTATCTTTTATCAGCCCATTCTTTATTTTCATCTAACACTTCTCCCTTCTCCATCCGCTCAAACCTTTCTTTCATCAGCTGTTCGGCGGATTTTAAATCATCTTCCCATTCTTCAGCCTTCTCCATAGCCTTCATTATGGCTTCGTAACCAACATACACAATGCCACCAAGGCGTAATAGTTTTTTACCAGCAACGGCAGCAGCTAATAAAGCATCAGTAAGCGAAAACCCAGAATCTCCCGCCCCGGTTTGAGGAACATTTTCAGGAGAATTCTTGGGATTTTTGTGTGCAAACAATTTAGCAGATTCTTCTCCGCGAATGATCAATTCCTTTAAATCCTTTAGGCTCTTCTCGGATAAAGTAACCTCAATAGCCTCTGCTTCTAAATTGGCTTGTTGTTTCTCTTTGACTGGTTTTTCTAAGAGATTATTAGCAGCCCCGATAGACCAACTATTATTGGCATTTAGGTCTGCTTGTTGTTTTTCTGCCGGAATGTTCTCTAAACTGGAATTTACTATAGGATTCTTCGCAACAGGAACGACGTCCTTCGCATTTTTACCTAAAGATACAGTATCTGCCTCACTTTGGACAGAATCCTTTGGAATCTCGATGGTTGTATTCAGCCCATCCAACTGTTTATCGAAGACTGCTTTGGCCTTCTTTTGATACAATCCAGACAATTCCACCAAATTTAAAGGATCAGCCAATATTTTAGAAACAATTGGAGACGGAGCGGGATACTTTAAGGTTTTAAGATTCTGGTCTAAAACCTTAGCCACTTGCTGCTGATATTTTTGAAAATCTGAAGATTTAAGCGGATCCATCAGCTGATAAATCTGCGAATCTTTAGATTGGTGTCTTTTTTCTAGGTCTTGAAAGATATCCTCTAATTTAGAAAAACACGGTTCAATAACCCGATTTCTAAAGCCGGCTCGTAAATCCTCCAATAAATCTTGTTCTCCGGGCTTAGTGGGGGACAGTATCTTTAATAGGAAATCAGAAGCATCCACATAATCTCCGATTTTAATCTCGTGGATTTTATGTAGTATTTCTTCTAAGATGACATTTTCGCCTTCCATAAGTGCTTCTTTTACTTATGGCACCAGATCCTTAGGTCTTATTGAATAACCACGGACCAAAGTGACGAGGGAATATGGTCTTTAACGTTATCTGCCATTCTTTAATTTGGGCAAATATAGATTCAAACAAATTAGCGGGTAGAGATTGAATTAGCTGAACGGCCTTATCTAAAGAAATATCAGCCAAGTTAATAATACTGTCTTCCATAGTTATGACAGATAGATATTTCGAAAACTCTAATAAGATTGATTTGGTTAAATGAATGTCTACCAATTTTACAATCTCCGGCTCACTAATGTCATTAATATTTTCAAATAACCACCGCTCGACCTCCAAATACCTATTAATAGTGGGGATAGATATTTGTAACTTAATGTTTTTATATGTAAATGTTACTGGTTCGGGTATAACAATTTCAGCCAAGGTGGTCTCTGGAAAATAGATACTATTATAGTAAGACCATGCGATATACTCAAAGTCCCAAACAGTTAGAGTCGATAAATCAATACCACCAGCATTTTGTTTTATAACATCCAATACCACACTATAAAACGAGGGATCCAATAGGTCTTCTATTTTATGGGCAGATTTTTGGAGATGCAATAGTTGAGTGGTATTGATAGAAGAGAAATATTCTATCTTCTGTAGAGACGGGATAAAAATCGGAATCTTTATTTCTTTGAATATGCTTTCTATGTCTATCATTGGTTAAATTCTTGGGCTAATTGTTGAACTTCGGCAGACTGACTATTAGTGTTCTTCTTAGGGAAGAAGTTTAAATACATCCGCCGCTCTTGGCTGGAGAGATTTAAGATATACTCTGCATCTAATTGTCCAGACAACACAAAGATTTCTTGGTGTATCTCTGCCAAATCAAACAAAAACGGCAATTTGAATACTTGTAAAATAGAAGAGTCAAATAAATCTAAGTGCCATTGATTGAAATTTTTAAGCTGAAACAAGTCAATATTCTTCAAGAGGTCTATATTACTCAGTAATTGCTTTACCAAGCGGTGTTGGATTGGGGCCGGAATCTTATTAACATCAAAGGGGATTCCAGAATCGGCAGACCATGTTATTATATTTTCGGCCTGATTGACAATAATTTCTCTAATGAATAGGGGGAGAATGCTGTTAGAAATTTCTTGTGGATTGGACGAAGAATTTAATATAGTCAATAACTGGGGTAACTGTTTCCAGGTTAACCATCCTAATTTTATATTGATGCTGGTGTTTTCATTGGCAACATAAGTCAATCCCCAATGAGATTCGTTTAACTCATTTAATCCCAAAAACACATTTTTAAGAAACAAATCACAATCCAATTCTATAATCGTTTGTTTGTCTTCTCGTATGGCCTGCAATTTACAGATAGGCCCCATGGAAATTGAACGAATCTTCAATCCCAATAAGAGAACCTCTATTACAGATAAGTCCTGAATAGAAACATTGAGGGTGCTTCTTTGCAGTAATTCGGCAAAAGTGTTTATAAAATATAAGTCCCCATCCAATCCTTCTGGAGATACTAACATGGATTTAGCTAAAAATAGTTGGTCCTTGGTAGAAATTTCCTTAAAAGAAACGGCTTTCTTAGAAAACGGCAATTCTACTGAATATAAAAAATCAGACATGATTTATATTACCACTAATTTAAAATTAATCCCTTATTATCTATCCTTTACAGCAAAAAATGATGATTCCGGAATAACCTTACTTGATGCGGGAGCAACAGACGGTGCGGGCCCACCAGTTGCGGACCCACCAGTCGCAGAACCTCCAACATAATTACCAGCCCGTTCTGAACTAATAAAGTAATGATCATAAACGAATTCTACTTTGGTATATTTTATGCCTTCTTGTTCATAAGAATTCACAAAATTACCCACAGAAACCGGAGCAGCATTGATAAAGTTGATAGATTTCCGAACTTCAAATTGTTTACCTTCGCCCACCTTAGCTAATAGATAAATTTTAATTAGAGGACACCTGATGTTTTTATTAGAGCCAGAAGCACGAGCTATTAGTCCATGTTGTCCCACCAGAATCGTCCACGGTCGTAACACAAAATCTACAAAAGAAGCATTAGTCTCTAATACCGTAATGGAGAATTTATTATATACTTCCCGCCCAGAAGTCGTCGGAGGCGCCATAATACCAGCGGCATTTAAGCTTTCATAACCCACACTAATAGATTCGCCCGGATAATCTACTTCTCGGGCGAAAATACATCCAATCAATTCCTGTGGATTATCCTGAAACTGTGGAGTCATTAGATGGCTAGACACAGACGGATCGATGGCCCATTTTGGTTCTAGTTTATTGAGATTGGATTTTAATACAGCCCCCTTCAAGGCTGGAACACTATTAATATCCAGAATAACAAACCACTGACTAGCGAATGCTAAACCAGAAGGCCAAGTGCCTAACTTATCGAGGAAATATAAAAGTGGGTCCGCCATACCCTTACTTAGGCGAGCAACAATTAAACGTTGCCGTCTCTCCAGAATTGATAGGCGATAGTAGCTTCCTGTTCCACTATTTCGCCCTTGGATGCAACGGTTACACTCACATTTCCGATGGTCTTTAACCAAGAACCGAAAAGGGTCATGAACTTAACAACGCCGCCCTGTTTATCTAAAAGAGCCAAGATGATTTTATTAGCTGCAGATGCATTGGGGATCTGATAATTTCCAGAAGAAGAAGCATCATCAAAAATTTGCAAAGAAGATATTTCTAGGAGATTGCGTAAATTATAGATGGAGTCCATGCGGAACTTGACTGACCAGGATTCTGATCCGGGATACGAAACGTTTCCGGGAACGTTAAACGATAGTCCCATAAAAGGAACTACTACATTATTAATATCCTTTCCGGGCATGATAGTAGATTCCAGATAGATTAAGTTATCTGGAGCCAGATTTCCTAGCTGGATTACCCGGAACAAATTAGTTCGAGCAAAGTCCAGCCGGGAAGCTGTATCATAAAAGTTCGCGATTCCGTATTGGTCAAGAAGTCCTGGCATAAGTGTTAATATTTAGGGTTAGGCAGTGAATTCAGCGAGATTTACTCCAGTGGGTTCAGCAATGAAATTAGCCAAGATGAATTCGGCTGTGCGGGTAGGTTGCACATAGATAGAAACAATTAACTGATTCTGATCAATGACAGAAGCCGTATTGTTATTTTCATTGCAAACGATTTTGTAATCATACATACCACCATTAGTCACTGCCTGGTCATAAATCGGAGACAGGGAGGCTACGACGCGAGCCCTGGTGCTGATGTTATTAGGTTCGAATACAAAGAATTTAAGCACCGATTGGGTGGATTTTTCTAAGTATAAGAACAGGCGACGGACATTGATACGATCAAATGCGCTTGGAGTAGTAAGAGCGGTTTTTTGACCCCAGATTACATATCCACCAGAATTTGGGAATGCACAAATTGGATTGATACCAATACGATACAACAGATCCCGTTGTTTCTGGATAGGATTGACTGCAAGATCAGAAACCCCATTAATAACCCCATAGTTCAGACCAGCAGGGGCTGTCCATGGGAAATGGGCCTGATTTACATCAGCCATGATTTGAGCGGCATATCCACTGAACGGCAACCAAACATTCTGTCCGGAGTAAACGTCATTACGCTTCACCCAGTTACCATATAGAGCCACATAACTGGTGAAGATATTACCCCAGAGGTTGGAAAGTCCCCAGAAAATATCTCTAGAAAACACGAATCCTGGTGTAGTGGACTGTTTAGTGTTAGCTCCATTCACGAAAATATAACGCAAGGCATCCGGAATAAACATGTGATCCAACCGGGAAGTAGCTACGGTGATAAACTGATCTGCAATAGCACTATAATTTACTTTGGTATTGGAGGAAGAACCTGTGGTCTGATTCAGCAAGTCTGAAATGTCTGGCGCAAAGGAATCATCAAAAGCGCTAACATATCCGGATTGGGTGCCACTAAGAGCAGCGGCTCGAGCTACTGTTCCAGCCCAAACGGTGCCCAATCCTGCTTCCAGGGTAAGGTCCAACTGGTTGGTATCAAGATTCTGTAGTAATGCCAAAGAATTGGAAACTTTCAGCGGGAGATTGCCGATATCTTGAGTGGAATTGTTGTTTACGGTATAAACTCCATCCGCATAAAGGTTCTTTGCGGCGGGTGAAACCCGGATAGAGAAATTCGGCGTATCTCCAGAGAACCAATTAGTTAAGGATGAAATATTTGGATTAACTTTAACAGATATATCTCTGGAGTTATCATTCACCACATGTTCTAAGTCAAATGGTTTAGATCCACCAGTCTGACTTAGAATGGTGCGAGATCCATACAAGGAACCAGCATAAGACTCTGTATTCACATAATCCAGCAACAGACTGTTGTTGGTGTAAATGGAATTGCGAATCTTGAAGGCCACCAAGCTTAAACAATCATTATAAGACGATGAGGCGAAATTAATGTCAGCAGGAACGCTTTCAACGACCTGCGAAATGCTCTCATTACCCTGATCTAAATAGGTAGCAGTAAGCGCAAAATCTAACCGGGACGATGGGATAGAAGCAAACACTTGAGTATTTCCGCTAAAACCAGTTATGGTTTTTACTCCTGTGATATTGTCGAAATTGGTCGACGGGTTGTTGTTAGAATTATCCGCAAATCCAATATAATACCCTTGGTAGAAATTATCTACAGAATATTTATTGTTATTCAACACTAATAATCCGGCTTTGTTTAAGTCATTAAATCCAGTAATGCTAGTAGTATAGTTACTATTGGTAGCAGTGGTTTGGTAGAAGTTATTAAATCCAGTCACCCCGTTGGTGATTAAGGTTTGGTACTGAGCATCTGTCAATACCACACTGGTTGGTGGTAATAATAGAAACGCAGAGGCATTCTGATAAAGAACACCAGAAACCCCAGTGACGCTTGTGGTTCCATTAATAGCCGTTACGGCTGTTACACTACCATTAGCAGAAATGGGATAGGCCAAGACGCTGTAATTATTAGAATAACCAGTTCCAGCGGCTGGGCCATACGGAAGACGGGAAACTATTAAGTTTCCGTCGCTATTTAAGATGTTCTGCGACGTATAGTAAAAATACCGCTCGGCGGCGTTGGTTGGACTACCGAAGATGGATTGAAACTCTGCAACAGAACCGACATTAATCAGTTCTTCTGTGGGTCCTTGTGGCGCGAATCCGGCAACAAATATATTTAAAGCTCCGGGGGTCTTAGCCACGGCGCTTCGGTCAGTTTCAGAAATTTGTACGCCAGGAGACGCTAAAGTTATGGTGGACATAGTTGTACTAATATTTATAGTTGCCAAGGGTCAACATAGTTAAAAATGGAATTAAGACCTTGGCAGTATAAATATAGACACTATGCATCAATTCGATAACTACTGCGAGAGTGTAATTTTAGAATTAGATTCTACGATGGCTCCTCCAGTTAGCGGACAGCAAGTAACTCCTACGGCCAACCCAGCGCCAGTGGACCCGTCTTTAACCCCAGCAACTCCGAATGTTGCTAATATGAATATTAATGATCCTAACCACCCGGTTCAGGCCTTCGCAAAGACTTTAACAACGCTTCCCCCAGAAAAACAACAAGAATACTTGCAAAAATTGGGAGCTATGTTAAAAATTGGTAACACCAGCACTGCAACGCGTTAATATAACACATCGTGGGAAAACAAAAAGGCCAGAAAACCAAGGTTCCTCATAAACAAGGAAGTAACATCAATAATGAACAGGGAAGTGGTGGCGACGCGTCTCCATATGTATTCCAACGGGATAAGATAGACTTTGATCTTCCTGTAAGAGAACTACCGTGGACATTGAAGCAGAAGGGATTTATCTCTCAAATTATGGATAAACAGACCAAATGTGTGTTTATCGAAGGGCCTGCAGGGGCCTCGAAAACTAGTTTGGCTGTATACTGTGGGCTGCAATTATTAAAGGCACGGAAAGTATCTGATTTGTTTTTTGTCCGTTCTGCAGTAGAGTCAGCCGATAGTAAAATAGGATATCTGCCGGGCGATGTCGATGAAAAATTCGGCGTTTATATGGCTCCATTCCTGGATAAACTACAAGAGTTTCTGGATGCCGGAAGCATCAAAAGATTGCAGGCAGATGAAAGGTTTCATGCGATGCCCGTCAATTATGTCCGCGGATTACACTGGGCAGCAAAGTGTATTATAGTAGATGAATGTCAATCT